TGACATCATTACTTTAGATGGAGCCGCAGAAGTTTCGCCATTGATTGCACGTAGAACTTCGTTGATATCATCTAGAGTAAATGTTGCAGCAGAGCCTGTAGCATTGTACACTGAAGCACCTGTACCGGCAGTTGAGTTAGAGTCAAGAGTACCGCCTGCTGCAATAGCAGAGCCAACCCATGATTCATAACCACCCATAAGGCGAGCGCCAGCTTGGACGTTACCTGAGGCAGAAGCAGATGCAGTTGATAATTGCTTAGACACTAAGGTCGCTTCAATATCACGCATAATTTCCTTACCACGCTTTTCAGACTGATACTTAAATTCAGACTTACGACCAGCTTTGTCAACAGTTTCCAGAGTACCAGAGATAGTAATACCTTTAGTAAAGATCTGTGTACGGTTGCCAAGACGAGTAATAACTGGAGAAGTGCTCAGCGCAAAGTCTGAACCTTCAGCAGCGGCTTGTAAGCCAGCGTCTTCTAGAGTATCAGTTGACCATTCGTGTAAAGTTTGTGATGCTTTACTTTTGCCAATTGACGACAAGAACGGAGTCATGTCACGAGAGATGTTTGAAATATAGTTAGCCAGATCCTCTCTCAAAGAATTCTGATTACTAGTTGTAAAGTTTGTAGCCATTTTAATGCTCCTATAACATTAGGATCTACTCACCAAACAAATGATCTATTGCATTGTCCCAAAGAACTTTATCATCGTTCTCTGTTCCTTTGCCCTTAGCAATCTTTTGTCTAGAGTGATCAACCCTGTTGGATTTCTTAGTTGCTGTAGAACTTGGCTTCTTCGTTGGAACTCTTTTAACGGGGGCCTTCTTACGTTTGACCGTCCCTTTAATAGAGCTTTCTGCTAATCTTCTAAACCCATCAATAGCTCGGACCATCATAGGATCTGTCATAGTGTCAACCATACTCTCTTCTAAACCAATGTTTAGAGCGAAAGCTCGGTTGGCCTGTGCAACCTCAGGAGACCAATCTGGAATCAGTTTTGGAACTACACTATTAAAGTGCTCCACCTGCTTCGAGAAATGTTCCTGTTGTTGTTGACCCATTTGATTTGCCATGCCTTGCATGAGATTATCACGACTTGTTTTTCTTGAGGTGTATTCTTCTTTAGCCTTTGACAACTTATTATTAAGTTTGCTGGCTTCAAAATCATCATCCTCATATGCCTTGTCAACTTTCTCTTGAAGACTTTTTAAGATTCTTTGATCTTTTTGGTCCTCTCTGTTTAATAACTCAAAATTTACTTGAGCATATACTTCCGATTGTTGACCTGCAGCTTCCAACGCTTTAGCTTGTTCTGCTAGTTCATCCCCTTTTTTCGACTGACTTTGTTTTGTTTGATAATTCGCAACAAGCTCTTCCATAGAAACTTCTGATTCTTTTCCATCAATTTTGATGGGAACCATAAACTCCATATCGACCTCTGTCGCTTCATCTGAATCTTCTGCTTCTTCTTCTTGGGTAGCGTCCTCAGACTCATCCTCATCTCCAGCTTCTTCTTCATCTTCATCTTCCTCTACTTCGTCAACTGTATCAGCGTCCTCATCGACAATGGGATTATCGTCTTCGAGTTCTTCTGTCGTTTCAACATTCTCTTGGGTAGCTTCATCAGGTGTTAAACCTAATACTTCATCCGCCAAAGCGTCGAAATCGAAATCAGCAACTGACGACTCATCCATACGGGTAGCTTCGTTATTTGTTTCTGACATTTTATCTCCTATAAAATAAGAGAGTTTATCACAACTCTCTGTCATCATTCATTCATCAAAGGTTTGTAATAAAACCTCTTTATTTTTTCTTACAGTTCTTCCCGTGCCATCTGTTGTACACAGGTCGTTTAACTACTTCTTTGCAAACCTCACATTCAATCATCTCATCGTTACCCGTAGGGGTAATCATCTTCTCTAGGTTTGCTTTTGCATTTACTAAAGAGTTAACATCTGAAGCATAAACATTTAAATTCCTTCCTATTGAAAGGGCCTTAATATTTGCTGCTAGTTGCGTTTCCACTTTAGATAGTGCTAGTTCTAATAATGCCTTGTCAATCATTCATCATTCTCCTTGGCTTGTTTTTGTTGTTGTATCTTGTTGTCTTTTGCGGTAACAGCTTTATCTATATTTGCCATTACTGCTCCTTGACTAATTGCTAACTTATAAATAAACTCTCTTCGCTCTGTTTCAAAATGCTTTGTAGTTAGCCATTCCTGAAACAAATTGTTAAGTATATCTTCAGTTACCATTGTCATGGCATCCTTTATTTCTTTACACTGATATCCTTTATTAAGAACTCGTTGTGCATCGTCATAAGGGGATACCTTTTTTGGTTTCCCATCCGAGCCATGCTTGTAGCTCGGATGTCTTTTGTAGTCTGTCATCAATCATCTCTCATGTTATTGAGGCATTTGTTGTTGCCCCTGTTGCTGCATCATCTGCTGTTGCATCATCTGCTCTTGCTGCTCTTCAATCTCATCCTCTTTCTCTGTGTCTTGATATAAAGACATAAAGTCTACAGGAGTTTGTTTAGGCAAGGCAGCGCCTTCTGTACCTTCAGCTTTAATCTTAAGTTCTGCCCACTCTTTATTAGAGTCATCAGCGGCTTGTAGTAGTTGACGTTTATTGTCAATCTTCTTGTTATCCGCTTCAGCCTTAATAAGACTAATGTTAGCTGACTTAGTGCCAAGCTCAAGTTGCATATTTTCTTTTTCAGCCTGTTCTGCTTCTTGTTGCTTCTGCTGAGCCATTTGCTGAGCCTGTTGCTGAGCCTGTTGAAACTCTTGAGAATTAGGATCGTTAAGGAACCTTGTAGGATCCATACCCATGTTCTTTAGAATATCAAGCGCTAAGTTATAAGAAGCCAAAGGATTAACATAAGCTTCTGATGTAGGGCTTTGAGCCATTTGTGGTAGCAGTTGAGATAGCTGTAGTAACTTCTGTCCTAAGGACTGATTAGAGTTATCACCAATGTTTGCATCAATGTCCAGATCCATATTGCTCGGAAGCATTTGTAGATCCTGAGGACTTATTGAAGCATAACCTTCGGTGCTCTTATACCTAGCAGGGTTTTTCATATTCTGCTTCATCTCTCTCAATACACCACGACACAGGTCCTTAATACCTGTCTCTACGAAACGACGAGCGATATGCTCAATACGAATCTGTGATGCGTTCTGTGCGCTAGACATCTTAGCCTCTGAGTTTCCTGATACAAATAATGCATCATTAAGACCCATAGCTGTCTTAGTAAGACCAGTAGACTGCTCTTTCTGTAGACCAAGGAACTCAAGCATACCTGCAGTTCCGGAGCTGATTGGCTCTGGTTGGATCTGCTGAATAGCTGCTGCTGGATTACCATTAGTTGGGATGATCTGCTTAGGTACTGGATTCTGCAATGCAGAGAAGTCCACTACATTAGGATCTGCTAATGTTCTACCATAGTTACCAAAGTACACGTTCTCTACAAAACCACGTAGGATTGCTGTAGTAGCCTGTGTCTGAGGGCGAGCCATATCAAGAAGTGAAAGACCATAGAACTCGTGCGGAATCTCGATTGGATTGAGCATACCTATTGGAACATAGGATACATCGTTCTCTTCAAGAATCGTATCGCCTGCCTTAATGACATGCTTAAGTTCCGCGATGCCATCTCCATCTCTATCTGTTCTCAGCCAGCATTCAATTACTGTTATGTTTATATTCGCCTCGTCCTCTTCAGAGTCCTGCGAAGTTAACCAGTTGTCGATACCTGCNGCGTCCTTACGAGCAAACGAATCGCTTGACCAGTTAGAACCTCTTACGTTAGACTCCTCACCGATCTCACTTAAGTCACCCTTAAAGTCNGGCCACGTTCTACGAATATCAGAATGAGTCATCTCTGTGATCATACCTACAAACTTAGCATCATGAATCGATGTTGCATGTCTGTCGATTAGAAAAGACTCTGGGGCTATGTTGCGTAACTTAACGCCAGACTTGTCGATCTTCCTGCGAAGTCTTACGTCCTCATAAACAATGGANGTAGTACCGTCAGGATTTACAGTTAACTCTGCCTGAAGATGTAGGTCTCCAACAATTTCTACATCAGGGTCTGNNAGTAGCTGGTCAAGGACCTGCTCTTGGATTACCTCGTACTCTTCTACAACATAGTCGTAGCTTTCTTCCCAACCCCACGTGATGGCACTATTACCGAAAACAACTGCTGATTTAACCCAAGTGGACAGCTTCGACCAACCGTCTGGGTTAGAGTTGAACAAACAATAATTGACTACATCCGATGCAACTTGGGAGGCTTTTATCGCAGCCATTTCGTTGCTGTAGGGGACGAATAATGCTAGTTTATCGTTGTCTAATAGTAACTTGGTTAACAGTGCCGTATACCCTTCGGCTATCTCAGCCGAGTCAGATGATACAATTTTTGACACGCCCTGTGGAGCTAAGTCTCCTCGTGGATCCATGCTCATCTCATAGACGGCATTTTCTCTACGCTTGCTTAGATCTGATGATCCTGTATATCCACCCGACGCATTCCGCATATGGCGGTCTATCGACTGAACTAACATGTCATCAGAAATCTTTTCTATTTTCTTGCTCATTTCTCTCTCTCTCTAGTTAAAGCCATTTAGTGTCGTCTTGCATATTGTTGAGGTTTATCTCACCCCAGCTAAAGCTTCTATTTGTTAAAGCGTGACCATGTGTTCTATAGGCCTCGCAAGTGATTGCTAATGACATTACCATGTCGTCATGATGTCCTACCGAAGCTTCCGCTTTACCACTAGGTGTAACAATGAAGCTTCTAAGTTCATCAAGGATCATACCACATGGAATCATAATATCCTCATCGTCAATCATACGTCTAAGATTAGATATGATTGGTGGTCTTGTAGACACAGTTGTCTTAAAGCCCAAGTGATTGATACTATCGGTCACCGTATTAGCGGTTTT